ACTAAGAGCAAATGAACCAACAGCAACAGAACCGCTACCAAGTACGTTAGCAGACAGAGCGGAATAGCCAATAGCTTCGTTTTCATCAGCGTCAGTTATAGCGTCTCCTGCGGAGGCCCCAAGAAGGGTGTTGCGAATTCCTGTTGTGACTCTCAATCCTGCCTCATTTCCAACTGCTGTATTGAAAGCATTAGTTGTACTGCTAAATGATTGAGCATTTAAAGCATATGAACCAATCGCAACACTGCTACAGCCTTTCACATCATTAGCTAATGCATCAACTCCCAAGGCGACATTTTGTACGCACCCTGTAGTGAAATCTGTCCCCGCACCATCTCCTATTAAAGTATTATAATTACCCCCACTTGCAATGCTGTTACCTGCATTTGCACCTAAGCGTAAGTTTTCTGTTCCTGCGGTTGGGGTGGATAGAGAGCCGTCTGCGGCAATAAGAAAACGCTCCACGGCGTTAGTACTAAACGACATAGGCACACTGCCTTTTCCATATAGCCAGTGTTTAGACGCGCCTGATACCAAGTAAAAGTCATCAGCGGCATCGCCATTTAAACGTATTCCTGCCTGAGCTGAGTCTAGGATTTCAAGACCATTAGTGCCGCTACCAAAGCCAGTTAGAGAAGGAGCCGCAGTTCCAATGCCCACGTTATTAGCACCACCGTCAACAAACAGCATATTAGCGTTGCCGTCTGATTCGACTCTAAAGTTTACATCTATACTACCTTCGTTAAAAACTGTTTGAGTGTTTGTAAAATCCATACGATTTGTTGATGAGCCGGCTGTCATTGTATAAAAAGTAAGCTCGCCATCTTCAGTTCCATCAGCAACATCTAAAATATAATTTTCTATACTTGCATAAACAACATCTTGGCTATTATTATTCCTGCCCTCAAAATCTACTTTTGCCAATAAATCATTATTAGCAGGAGAACCAGAGTTTCTATAAAATCTAAGGTTTGGCCCTGCGTTACCATCAGCATCTGTAGAGATAAGTTGTAGAGTGTCTAGGTTGTCAGCAGTTGAAATCGTAGAAGCAGCATTACTAGCAAACCCACCGTTAAACACAGTCGCAGCCGTGGTTGTCAGGACGCCTGTTACGGCAAGAGTTTCACCGATTGTGACCAATCCAGTAACTCCTAGATCATCGCCAACAATCAGATCGTCACTAACTATCAAGTCTACCACAGACAAAGAGGCAAAAGCATCAACCATAGCTCCGCCAGACCCTGCTCCATTTGAGTAGATAGCCTTAGTCTGTCCCGCCGCGATTGTAATAGTCGCCCCAGAGCCTTGCTTGATAATAATGTTTTGTGAGCCAGAAGTTCCGTTCTCAATAAACCAAAGCTTGCTAACAGTGTTTGGTCCAATGGTGATTGTACAAGCAGAATCCAAAGTTCCTGTGTACTTTAAAAAGAGTGACCTCCCAGGATCAGTCGCCCCGTCCGCAATCGTAGTTGCATGCGTGTCGGCGTTAGTCGTAATCGCCTCAGTGCCAAAAGCAAACGCTTCCGCAATTAATTCTAGGTTAGTGTTAGTTGTATCGCCCCAAGAACCCGATTGCTCTCCAGACCCAATTTCTTCTAACCGTAAGTCATTTGTATATACACTTGCCATTTTTTTATCCTATGCTGCAACGTCCGCCCAAGACGGATTTTGCGAAGGGGTGACCCCCGTGAAATTTGAAACTTGAGACGGTATAATTAACCCCCAAGGTTGTTCGATCTCGCCTACGAATGCAGAACATGAAACTCCAGTTACCGGTACATTAGCGTTTCCAACTGTTCCAGCCGTTGCCGCATTTACAGAACCCGTCATCGCCACCATTGTGTTGGTGGTGAAATAACTTCCTAAAGCAGAGGTTCCCGCTACACCCGTAACAGAAACATTAGCAAAACCTGTAACTGTAACGGCGCCAACAGATGCCGTAGCTGCACTTGGTCCAGTAACCGTGACATTACCTTCACTAGAAACCGTGGACGCACCAACGGATCCAGTTGCAGTGATGGAATAAGCAACATTGGTATTCCAAGTGCCTGTGTTCCACCCTTGGATGGAACTGTTCCATCCTTGAAAGGCTGCAACCGGATCGGCCATTAGGCTATCCGGATGATCGCGTTAGATGCATCAGCAGTAGGGAAAATAATAGTGAAGTCCCCAGAACTGGCCGCTTTGTCCGCACCAAAATCTAATACGCAAACCGTTGGATCTCCCGTAGCCACTTCATTAAATATCAAAGCTCCACGCACGGCTGAGATGGTTACGTTAGAAAACACCTCATCCGCAAAGTCTGTGAGTGCAGTTGTACCACTAGCGACCGGCGTGACACTGGTCAGGAAATTTCCTTTAGCTGTGTAGTTCGTACCGCTGATCTCGTTAGTAGATGTGTACGCAGTAGTTGCAGCGGTGAAAGTAGCACTGTTGTCATACAGAGCCAGCTTAAACTGGTTGCTTGCCGCCGTGAAGTTATGAACGCCCTTTAATAGTTCTACTTTGAACGAGGTGCATAAGAAGTTTCCATTAAAAGCCATTTACATTTCCTTTATATACTCGGCCAAGGTTGGCTGACCGGCATCTTTGATTGCATTATATACCGTAGTTCTGTCACTTTGGATAGCCTGTCGCATATACAGCGCAACAATTTTTTCTACGGAGTCTCGGTACTCTCTAGCTTGTTCCCGAATAGCTGGGGGAGCGTTCTCAGAAATAGCAATTATCTTATTAACACAACGTTGTGCAACTTCCTCTGGGGTAAACCCGCGGTTGTTTGTCGTCGCAACTTCAACTTTAAAGTCGTTTGACATGGTTACGGGAAAAGATGCAGTCATATATTAATCTCCTTACGTTTTAGCACGAATAAGTTGGCCTGTGCGGTACTCATCGGTTACCTCTTGAGCCTCACCGAAGTTCTTCAATCGACCAACAGCTTCGCCGAATCTTTGTGTGTACATCTGCATTATTGCAGGGTCCCCCTTCATATACAGGTACGCCTCTGACAAAGAACCGTAAAGCATCGCCATCTCTGCGTTCTCACTCAACCACGTTAGTGTAGTGTCCGCGCCAAGTGCTGAGACTGTAGCCGTAGCTCCGCTTGGACTAGCTGTAATTGTCTCACCAACCGTATAGTTGCTGCTAGGTATTACCACAATTAATGATGTGGTGTTGGGAACTGAATCTACACCACTACTTTCACCGCTCGTACCACCAGTGATAGTGTCATTCGCAGTAAACGTTCCTGTCACACTTGTAAGAGTAAGAGTGTAGCTGCTTTGAGTTAAACTCTCTGGCCGGTAGAAGTAATGAAGTTCGGAGTTAAAACTACTACTTGGAGTAGGGGCCAAGATAAGGTTATCTAAATCGTACTGCCCATAATACTTTGGAGATCCTGTTGTAGCAGGGTTAGGGTTGTAAGACTGAATAAACTCGGCGTCTTTAAAGTCTACAAAGACAGCCTCACTATTACTGTCAGTGTATGAAAGGGCAAATGGAGCTAAGAAATCACTCGGCAAAGATAAAAATTTATTAGATGCAGACATTTGACCCGCAACATTCTTGCGAAACAAACTCAGTTGAACGTTCTTTAGAATCCGTTCCTCGGTAAGTCTTATGAACAAGGGAAGGTTCGAGATAAAAGATGTCTCGTTGTTCTCAGTGTAATTTTCAATTGCAGTCTTTAACTGCGTATATGTAAAGCTCATGTTGTCACCGTTACTGCGCCCACCGCCCCAGTAGAAACTAGGTTGTTAGGGGGATTAATTCCGTTGTCTGTTGCGCCACCTACAGGATTCCAACCGTACTGTATATTTCTTTGTTCCTCTAGATCCTGTTCCGGACGTGGGTTCCTTAGAGCTTGAGGGTCTGGTCCTATACGAGGTGGAGATAGCTGCGGATGCTTGGGCTCAAACTCATCCGTACCGACTAAAGCGCCGTTCCATTCTTTCGCCATGTCTCTCAGACGGTATCTAAACCCAGACCTATCCGAAATTCCGTATGCATCTTTTCCACTAGCAAATGCCATTATGCCCTCAAGTACGATATGCTAGGCTGAAGTTTCAGAGATACACGACCCTGATCCTCATCCGACGCTCTTTGAAACTCTTCTTCATAAATAGACTTTAAGTATTGCAACCGCTCCGGCGACCTCTTCATCGCGATATAGTATGCCAGGCCAGCAACCATGCAAGGATAGAACCTAAAGGGCAGGTCAGCGGTGTTAGCAAACGCTCCTGCGTCCTCAATGCGATCAACATAATAATAGATCAGTTGGTCGGTAGAGTTTTCGGGCACAGTCCATAGATTAATTACGGGGCTGATTTGTCGGTCGAAGTAGAACTGGCTAGGCCGGCCTTGAGTTGTTTTGTTAGGCAGGTTTAAATACTCTCCACGGCTAATCCTATCTAGCTCAAAGTCTGTATTACCTCTACGCAAAACCACTTCTAGTATATCTGCGGAACTTTGAGTTAACGAAAAATCAACTGCGGTTGTCACCGAAGTCACAGCGCCGCTAACACTGCCCGTGATAGATTCAGTCGCAATAAACGTTCCCACAGGATACGTTATAGCAATAGATGTGCTTGAGACGATGTTTGTTATTATAGCTGTTGCACCACTTGTGCCGCCTGTAATTGTTTCAGACACAGCAAAAGAAGCACTAGATGCTACAGTAATTGTCAGGGTTCCAACCGGATAAGATGACACAGACTGAGCCATGTTTAATACTTTTTGCTTGATGGTCCATAAGTTCAATCCGCGGTTAGTCCACTCCGCAAACATTAGGTTCAACGAACGACGTGCTGTCTTGATCTCGTAACCAGTACGAGCCTCTAAGCCACACCGCTCATAGGCTTCCTCGATGACTTCAGCTATATCAAGGTTAAATGTTCTGGTTCCAGAAGTCGTCATTTGTTACCCCTTCTTCGTTTTACGTTTAGCTGCGGAAACTCTGCGAGGTTTACCAGCAGGCTGTCCAAGCTTGGCTTTCTCTCTTACCTTACTACGTTTTTCAGCCGCTGTCATTTCTTTGCTTGTCTTCGGTGTTTTAGAGCTTACTCTTTTACTTGGCCGGCAATACGGGGTGTCTCTTTTCTCACCCTTCTTACGCCCACAAGGCTTACCAGATTTAACATCTACCCAGTCTTCCTTGAACCATCGTTTGAGAGCGGCTCCTTCTTTTGTTTTACGAACAGCCATTAGAACAAGTTCGTTTCTTTGCGGCGCGACTCTTGCACAACCCCACAACCACTTGCAATAAGACCACCGTTCTTTAACTTTTTCTTAACAGGGCGCTTGCGCTTAGAAGATTCTCCCCATTTGTCGGCGCCCACCTTTCGACACTTGGCTATGGCTCCGCTTGCGTAGGCGCTTGGGAAGACCTTGTACCTTGCTTTTACTTTTTTGTAACATGCGTCTTTGGGCATTATTTCTCCCCGAGGGCGGCTTGGAAATCTGTTGGCTCATTTGAGACCGGGACATTGTCATAGGTCGCCCTCCTTTGTAAAAAGTCCTGCCACATGGGCTGGATCATGTTGAAGTTTTGATCTACCTTATACACTACTACTGCCATTTGCGCGTTCATTGTAAACAAAGTAATCGCGCCCCAGCTTACAACACCAAGGATTATAACAGAAACAAAGTGATTAAGTTCAAATTTCATCTGTCTAGCACTTCCAACGTTTCCGCGCAGCCTTGCCTCTTTCCCCTGTCCAACCCTTGGAACGAGCGCAGAAAGACTTCTTACGGCCTTTCTCGCTTTTAGACTTTGGGTTAGGCGCAGGAGCTTTGAGTTTGCTACCTGTTGCTTTGTTGTATTTAGCGCGACCCTTTGCTGTAAGACCCGCACCCTTTTTAACAGACAGTTTCTCGCCACGTCCAACTGAGAGATTAACTTTTTTCTTATCAGCCATAGCAACCGCCCTAAAGATTATGCGTGGTAGAACATCATCAAGTCAAACTGCGGAACAACGAATGTAACAAAACAACCGTCTTTAAACAGTACACCCTCATCCGGCATAAACGGGTCGTCAGAAGCGTTGTCAGTTCCAATCGAGCGAAACTGAATTAGTTCTGTGCCTGTAACACCACCGTTCCGTAGGTTAGCTATTCCAGCGGTTCCGCCAGAATAAAAAGAAAACCCTTGCAAACGAGTGCGTCCTGCG